TTAATAGAATGTCTAAGTTATATAACGTAGCGGGGGGTGCTTTATTACACGAGGAACTAAATGACAATTATTGGAAAGATAAAGCAAAAAAATTAATCAAAGATGGAGAAAGTGTGCCAGATGCATTGGGATTATGTTTATCGCGTCTTGAATTTGTTTTAAAATCAGACGATTTTGGTAATACTAATTATTGGTATACACTTGGACTTATAAGAGCAGCAAATACGTTACATACATGGTTATTAGACGTTTTAAAAGAAATGGAAAATGAAGAAAGAAGAGAGATGACAATTCGTGTTTCATTAAAGAAGGGGTTACCAATGCAAAGTGTTAATAAAAATATTCTTAGTTATTTAAGACCCAGTTTGTCGTCATCGTCACTAAACTGGACCCGTTAAGATTGCTTCTTAAAATCTTATTAATAATATAGAGAGATATGTCATTCGAAATAGTAACTTATGCTAACAAATCAGAAGGTATGTTTGAAAAATTATTAAACAATGAGTTTGGTGTTTCCATAAAGGTTTTGGGATGGAATAAAAAATGGGAAGGGTACACAGATAAGGTCGTAGGCTTACTAGAGTTTATTGAAACAAAAAATGATGAAGATATAATTGTATTTCTTGATGGTTTCGATACAAAAATAAACAAAAATCCAGAAAACCTTATCAGCATGTTTAAGAAATATGATACTAAAGTTCTACTGTCTAAAGAGCCTAACCCTATGGGTAAATATATAGCTAAAACTGTTTTCGGCGATTGTAAAGGAAACAATATTGCAAATGCTGGATTGTATATGGGTTACGTAAAAGAATTGAAAATATATCTGAATGATACACTTAAGTCAAAGTGTAAAGATGATCAAAGAAATTTCAATATTTCTTGTAAAAAATATGACTTCATAAAAATTGATGAAGAAGAAAAGATTTTCCAAAATATAAGCCCTAACACATTCAATAAGAATTCAGATGCAATATTCGTATCATACCCAGGTAGTCTTAGCTTTAATAGGACTATTCGAGCTTTTATAGAATATGCACAATTCTTATACATACATGTATTGTGTTTACTATTGATAGGAATAATTCTATTTCCTCACTATAAGAAACCCTTATTTTATGTAGGACTATGTTTGCTTACATTATATATACTTTTTGCAGATAAATCGTGTATTTAGCTTTGTTTATAGTAACTCTATATGTTAGTTATTCTTTGATTTTGAAGTCTTTGATTTTGAAGTCTTAGTTTTTGAAACTTTTGTCTTTTTCTTTTTTAGGGTATACTTCCTTTTTTTAGAGCCTCCATCAATATCCGCATATTCGTAAATTTGTTTTAAGTTTTCAGGCAATAGCTTATTACTTGCCGATTTTTCATTGCCTCTTTGTTTAAATAGTTCAAATAATTGTTCAACCTTAACGTTCATACTTGAATTAAGTTTGATATTATTAGGTTTGAATACTTCCGATTTGATTAATTTGTTTAATCCCTTAGAATTTTGTTGATTTAGAGATTCGAGAAAATATTTTTCAATTTGTTCATCATCAATATTATTTATAATAAAATTGAATATAATTTCATTACTATCCTTCTTAGTAACATCATCGCTTTTTTTAGCTAATCCTTCTGGAAAGGCATCTATATGCTCTTTTATTATCATGTTGTCGTAGATATAGTCCTTATTCGACTTGTAGTCCTCCTCGCTGAGTTCGCCCTCCTCGAAGAGCTTCTTTGTATCTCTCTCCTCCTTTGCGAGTTTTATATCTTCCTTTATTTCTGTTAAAATATTCTTTAGAATTTCTCGATTATCTCGCAATAGTGAAATATACTTGCTTTGTGCTTGTAACGCATCAGCCACTGTTTCACGTATTTCTTTCCTATCCAATGCGTCTTTTAGTTCTTGTTTTGATTTTTCAAGACGTTTGTATAATAAGTCCTGAGTATCAATTACTTCATACTCATTATCTATTCCGCGCACTAACGAGCCCACGATTATAAAATTTAAATCAAAAATCATTGTAATCATCTGATATAGACCCTCCCTTAGTTCTAAATTTCTTCCTTGAATAAGACCTTTGTAAAATTTAACATTTTTTTTAATTACCCCTTCTGGTGTAGAAGAAGTTGTATATGTTTTAAAAAGTTCTTCAAGCTTATCAAAATAATGGTTTGAGAGAATATAAATAGATGTTAAAACCATAACTCTTTCACGTCCAAATCCTTCCTCCGTATTTAAATGGTAAGCTCGACCCAATTCTACTAAAATTTTGATATAATTTATAGCTTGTTGATATGGGCTTTCATTAACATTCATTGTAGATAAATTCTGTGTAAGAGAATCAACTGGATTATTGGAATGTTGTATTGTATTATTTAAATCTGGAATTTCTAAATTTTCCCTAAATAGGTGCTTGTCCCAGATACTTCCCCATTTAAGAAACTTATATTCTTTATTATGTATCTCATTTATTTTGTCAGAATTTAAATAAGCCAATTCTAAATCATTGACAATTTTATTAAATTCCTCTTTAGTTGTATTTGTTTTGATTCTTAATAATCTGTCATACATATTTTCACGTGGCGATTGTAAGGGGAAATTCATTGCTTCTGCTAAATCAGTGTAATCATAGTCAACAGGTGGATGGATTAATGGTAATGCGTTTTTTACTGTAAGATATTGTCTCACAGGATATAAAGAACGTCTTGACATTACTATAGTATATAAAAAATAATGCCATCACCATATATAATTTAGTCTTCAATTCCCAAACTATACAAGTTTTCAGCGCCAATAGGATATACACTTTCATTATTATTATCCCACCTAACTACTGCCCATCCTGGTCCAGATTGTGTTGTAATTTTATCAGTATGATAAATACTGTTACTATTCTCTCCAACTAGAACATTATTAGTATATCCAATTATAGTCCCACCAAGTCTTTTTTTTGGAATATTTGTATCATTTCTATCGATATCATCTTTCCAAGATGATCTCCAATGTAAACCTCTCTTAACTCTTAAGCCAATATGAACATTTTCAAGTGATACTAAATCAACTGATATATTTTCATTTCGAATTTTTGCATGGTTTACAAGATAAGAATCCATTATTGTATAATATACAATATACATAAAAGACTGTCATTTTTATCATGTTCTTACGTTTGAAATGTATAAGCAAAATATAATGATTAGTATGAATCGAACAAAAGAGGAAAGACAAAATGAAGTAAGAGTAATAATAGAAAAGTTAACACAACTAAGGTTAACAACAATTTACGAACCAATACGTGACTTAATGAATGTATTAAAGAAGTATATAGAAGAAGGTAATGATATAAAGATTAATATACCTTTCAATGAAATAAGCAAGAGAATTGTAGGTTATCTTTTTGCAAATAGTCGGAAGGAGTGTTGGTTAAAGTTGGAAAATTTAAAAAAATGACAAAAAAAATGGCTTAGACTTATAAATTGTAAGTATGATTATTAACAAGCTATAAGATTAAATTAGAATTCAAATTCTAATTCCTAAAACAAAATGGTTGCAAAGCTCGAGAACGTGTGGATGGATGAATACGACCGTGTGTTCGAAATTGAACTCGACAACGGACTTACGAAAGATTTCGCTGAGGATTCGGCGACTAAGTCTGCTGAAATGGCGGTTTACTACTACGGGGAACTGAAGTTGCCCTCTTTGAAGGAGGAATTGCGACTTCGGAGCCTTAAGGTTAGCGGCAACAAGATGGATCTCGTGTGTCGTCTTCTTAAGAACGACATTGAGAACCGTATTGCTGAGCGTCCTATTGTTATGACGCCGCGCCGTAGCGCGCGTCTGCGCAACAGGTACCTTTAGAAATTCCATTTCTAAGTAAAAAAACCAAGCAATGGCTTGTATAGAATTAATGGATTTAATGTGGTTGACCTTTGTAGCAAAAGCTATCATGATTAAATCCTAAAAAAGGCGCAAACAAAAACGGGGCGCGCTAAAAAAGATTATATTTAGTTTGGATGAATAGTCTATTATTAGAGGCTTTACAGGATAAATTTACAAGTTAAATTTACATGATAAAGATACCTAACATTAGGCTAAACAAAAAAACTAAATCTAATTTTTTTTAGATTTCTTCACAGTTTTTTTGTTTTTTCTGGTTTTTTTAAGAATCTTATTTAGTTTTTTACCTCCTTTTTTGGCTTTAAGAACCTTTCTGGATTTTTTTCCGGCTGTTTTGGGCCATAATCCCGGATTTGTAGTAAGTTTTATGCTATTTCCATCTGGAAGTTTAGCAATTACAGTAATTTCAGTAGCTGGTGCAATAAGGTTTCCTTCGTCATCTATATCATAATCGGATGCTTTTTGTGTGTCTCCTGCTCCTCCCATGGGTAATGTGCTATAAACATCATTGGCATATGCTGTTGAATTAGCAGAACTGGATGTATTTGGTCTATTTTTTAAGGAATTTGCAGAGGCATCTATACTTTTTTTAATAGTTTCTGATGATTTATCCACAACATTTTTACTTGTTTCTACTGCAGCATCACCTATCTTATCTGCCGCTTTTAATGTAGCTTCTCCAACTTTATTAGAAGTTTCTTTAAGAATTTGTGTTACATCTTTTGCAGTATCTTGTAAATCTGATTTGACTTTTTCAAGAAAATTTGTACTCATTAAATATTAATGAGTTATTTTTTACAAATTATAATTAAATCTATACAGGGGCATAAGCAGCTAAATGGTCATCAAGACCAGTAAGAGGTTTTGATGATTTAGGTCCATCTTTTGCGGCGGCGGCAACAGTTTTTGTGGCGGGTCTTTCAGTTGGTAGATTGGGGGGTAATTGAGTACCCGAAGAATCTAAATCAATTGGTGCACCAGATGAATCAGCCATCTCAGCGGGAAGAACAGGTAATATAACTTTAGAAGGTTTTTGAGTAAAGCTTTCATATACATCTTTGTTAGTGGCTGCCATACTAATTGAAAGAACAACCGCAAGTCCAAGTAATACTCCCATCTTCAAATCGAATAAAAGAGTAATAAGAACGACAGACATGGAAAGAAGCTTTCCAAGGGGAGTCGAGAATATGTCAAGAACAGTGGAAGGTGTAACAATAACAATGTAAGCAACGATAGTTAATGCTGTAATGCATGGTATTATATTATCCGAATTACAGAGGCTGCCAAATTTATTATTAACCTTTGAAACTCCAGATACACTTTTATTCATGACGCCTTTGGTGGTAGAAACACCAACTGAAGCGGCTTTTACACCAGTAGAGGCAACACCTTCAATAGATTTTTGAGTAGTGTTAGCAACAGTTTTAACAGCTTTTTCTAATCCAACTTTTTTGGCGACTTTGTGAGTGGTACCAGCAACACCTTCAACAACTTTTTGTGTAGTATTAGCGGTTCCTTTTACAACTTTTTCTAATCCAACTTTTTTGGCGACTTTGTGAGTAGTACCGGCAACACTTTCAATAGTTTTTTGGGTAGTGTTAGCGACACCTTTGACAACACCTTTCGCTGATTTTGAACCAGTCGAAACAAGTTTAGAAACAGATACCTTTGTCATTAAATGTATAAAAGAATAAATTTTCACATATCACAATTTGGTCCTACTGCGGGTATCCATACATCTGTAATTGCTTTGTTTTCAGGAATATTTCTATCTGTTTCATACATTGAATTAATTCGAAATGGACTCAATGTATTGGGACATTTAGGACATTCTGGATATTTTCCTGACTTAATTTTATTTGAAACATAATATGGGTTGTTTCGGATAAATGTTTGTGGTTTTAGTTGACTTCGATGTACATAATTGTCTAAATTTGGACATGCACTACTTTCCAAAGACCCAATACTTTCTGGAGAATCAATTGATATATTATTATTACTCGAATCAATTCTTTCTTTTCTGAGTGTTTTTCGCAATATTATCGGGTCTTGTTCATAAAACCTAATATTTGAGCTACTAGGAATTGGTGATGATACACCAGAAGAATCGATTGGTTCACTAATAATTGGTTTTTTAAGACCACATTTGGGCATAGTTGAATTATATTTTGTGCTATTACCAATTGATAAATTCAATACACGATCATTGGTTATATACAGATAAGCCATTGAAAACGCAACACCCGATAATATAATCATAACTAAAAGTGTTATTAGACCATTCATATTGATATAACAGAAGTTTAAACCTATTGAAAAGATTATTTGCAACTATTTTCGTATTCTTCTTGATATTCAAATTTAGGCATTATAGAACCGAGCTGAGTGTAATCAAGAACATCAACAGGTGTTCCTTGTGTATATGTTGGTAAAATTTTACACTTATCGGTTGGTGTACATACAGGTGGTCTTCTATGCCATTGTTTCCAATATTTATTAGGAAAATATACAAATCCATATGGTGAATCAACTTCTGGTTTTGGTTTTAATTCAGAATCATCAAACATTTCAGAATGAAAATTTTCTTCATTCTTAAATTTTTGAGTTGCAGTTAGATGAGATGGACCACTAACTTTGCACGCAGATTTGTCCCATGATGATTGTCTATTATTAAAATTAACCATAGGTGTAATAGGTTTTGATTTTACTTTTTCAATAGGAAAATCTGGCTGTACATCTTCATCTTTAACAATACTTCCACATTGTTCGTCTATATAAGTAAAATGTAACGATGAAGGTACTTTACTATTTTGACGAATAGTATCTTTAATAACAATTGTATCATCAACAACAGATTCTTTACTTTCTATATTATCATCTTCAACATCTTGAGATTTAGCATCATCATTTGAAGCTTCTGCTATATCTTCTTCATCGTCAGATGATGATTCGGATTCAATATACTCAAGAGTATTTTCGTGATTGTTAGGATCGTCAAATTCTAAATGTCCAATATCTGTATGGTTTGTAAAAGATTCACATATTGCTTTTTTAGTAACACATAAAAAAGTTACTACCAATACAATAAGAATTGCGCAAGCTAATAAATTTACCATTACAAAATTGAGATAAAAAAAAATTGTGTTACTATTTCTAAATGGTAATGAATCAACACAGCTTGATAATAATATTATGGATACTATCTCTGGGTTTCATAATATACAAAAGAAACCAATCCAATCTAATAATTTTAGCATGTGTATTGATAATTTCAATTATATTGCTAAGAGACGAAAAGAAAATTGATAACAAATTACCAGATATTTTAGAACAAAATGATGAATTGATTCACTGGATGGATGAAATGTTAAATTCTAAAAACGATGATGATAAACACAGGTGCTATAATGAAATAAGTAACATGTTATATAGTGATTCATTGTTAAAAAATAATATGGATAATGGGAAATTATTAAGAATCATTGAAAAATATAGGCCAACATTACCAATGGCTTCAAACATAGATAGTTCTGACCAAATATATTCAGTTTCTATGGGATTTACAAAAAACTAATATAGCTAGATTGTAATATGATATTTAAAGAATGGAAAAAGGTTTTTTTGTGTGCTTTTATAGTCATAGTTTTTTGGCTTTTAATAGAACCATTGTTTAGAAATATAGAAAGTTTTCAAAATAATCAAGAATCATCTTCTGAATCATCTTCTGAATCTTCCTCAGACGAACAAGATGTATTCAGTTCAAATTCTAGTTCAGAATCAGAGGAAGATTCTAGTTCAGAATATGAGAATGAAGAAGATGGATTCCAGTTTGAAAACAATATATATTTATCAAAAGAAAATGTAGAATCAGTACAGGAAGATATGAGTAAATACGAAGAATTATTTCCAATTATTGAGATGTTTAAAAACAAAAATTTAATAGTTGAAAATATAGACGGTTCTATAGAATATAGAGATGGGGATATAGATGGAATCTATTTTGAAGGTATAGATGCCTTTTCATTTAAAACATTGAAGAACTATTTTTACAAATTAACATCCTCAGAATATTTTCCACCTTTGGTAAAGAAATCGTTATTGAAACGTGTAAGAAAAATATTGAGAAAAAATCAGAATGATAAAAATGGTGAGAAGAATTAGGCGATTTTTTATAATATATCTAAACAGTAATGGCAGGAATAAAATTTATTAGAAATCCAAAAAGCCGTAAAAGAAGAAGATGGCAATGCCCAAAAAAAGTTAACTTATATGTTGAAACACCCGATAAATTGACAGTATCAAAAACCAGAAAAAAAACTAGAAAAACGCGTGATAAAATAGCAAAAATGGACTCAAATACAAAAAGAAAAATATTAGAAGGACAAGGGGTATTAAAAGAAAATTCCAATGCTCCTCAAGAATTAGTTGATATTATTTTGAAGAACTTAGTCTAACACAGAAATATGTGTAAATAACAATACTAAGGGCACCCTTTATTATCAGATTTTTTGACTCTATTATTCTATCATTTGAGTCTCTTCGTCTATAATAAGAAATATTCTTCGTATTTTCTATTATGTTTTTGAAATTAATAGATGAATCTGAATATCTTAATGTTTTAGGTATAATACTAACATACTCTTTCCTCCAAGGACTACAATATTGACAATATGGCATATCTTTACAGAAGTATATTTCAGTTGAATGTAAAGAATCGTTACATGATGTGCAATACATAGTTTCTTACTCTAATATCTATTTAACTATCATTTTTTGAAAAAATGATTAAACATAATATCTTATTATCAAGATAAGATGATTATCCCTGTTCGATGCTTTACGTGTGGAGCAGTTCTTGCTGACAAATGGGTACAATATAACACTTTAACCAATGAATATCGAAAGGACACAAAGCATAAAGATGTAGAACTATTAGATATTGATGCCTTAACCTCAAATGATAACCCAGTTACAGCTGAATATAAGGCACTACAAGATCTAGATATTATTAGAGTGTGTTGTAGAAGACATTTCCTTTGTAATGTCGATATGATTGACCAGATATAATTGTAGTAAAAACAATGGATATTTTACATAAACATTTATAATGTCTAATAAGCACTCATTATCGGGTTATACAAAAATATACACTATTAATCAATTGTCAAAATCTTTTAGTAAAGGTGACTATGATTCATCTTGTTTTTGGTCTGTAGAAATGCACATATCTGGATGGATAGACCATTGGTGGGTAGCAATAACCAATTATTGTGCTCTAAATATACATCTATGTAATCCAAAAATTGGAAAGTTTTTATATAAAATTTGTACGGATTATCCCGGTTTAACTGGAAAAGGAGATGTAAATGCTAACAATATAAGACAATCAATCGCCCTAGTTTCAGGAGTAATTACATTTAGTAAAAAAGATGTTGAATGGACAATACCAAAACCAATTACCATACCTGTACGAGAGGAAGTATCCGTATTAAATGAAATTACATTAACACCAAATAATCATTCCGCATTAAGAGCAAGTTTAAGAGGAGACCCACAATTCATGATTAAATTAATGTCCAAAATGGCTAATTGTATTGAATCCACAGACTTTTATGGAGCAATTCGGGTATTGTCCATAGGACTTTTTTTAGATAAACACAAACTATATAAGAAAAAAATCAAATGTTGTCTACGTTGTTGGAATGGATTAGATAAAAGACATTGGGATAGCTGGCTTCTATTTGTTTGGGACGTATTAATGGCTATTTCTCATAGAAAAAATATGAGTGAAATCGTCGGAAGCTGGAGAGCAATGTATATTGCTAATTGTAGTATATGCCAAATCAAAACATTGATGTCATATATCGTATCGTGTATTGGATTATTATCTCATAACGTTAACTTGAATATTAAATGTGTACAAAATGAGCACACTATTAATAAAGGATGTGCTTCTATAGACTTAATGTATAAAGATATAATAAAGAATTTAAATAAACAAAGGCGTTAAACAATCATATCCTTATCTTTCCACTTCATCAAGCTCAATCTCATTGAATAGATTTACTAAATCAGGTCCATAATCTTTATTCTTATTTGCAATCACCAAATTTGCCTCTTTTAATGCTTCTTCATCAGCATCAGATTCACTCATCCCATTTTCAATATGTTTAAAAAACTCAACATCATAAACGGTAGCCCATAACATCTTTTCTTCTTCTTTATCTAATAATAAATTATCTGATTCATCTTCAAATCTTTTACGTGATTTCTCTATTGCATTATAGGAACATATTCGTATGATTTTTTTTTGAAAGGCCTTGATATTCAATCTTAATTCTTCATGTGCATCTATCTCTCGTTGAACCATTGTTGCATCTAATCCCAGGTGAGGGACGGCGGTAACATCGATACTTACAAGACCTCCAATACCAAACCGATAATTATTACTATTTTCTCTATCATATGCTCTTATAACCCTATTATTTCCAACAATATGTTCAAACAAATAATAGTTATATATAACAGGAATGTCCAATATTAAATGCCTTTCAGTTCCAGTATGATGATGTAGTATTGGATTACTCAGAACAAACATATTGAATAATTTTAGAATTTCATTACTTGATTGCTTCTTAAAAAATCTTATGAATTTTTTTATATCCTCCTCAGTATGAAGTTCTGTTTCATTCACATCTTCCTCCTGGTCTTCGGGGTCAGTAGTAAAATTAATCACTCTTCTTAGAGGAGTATTTGGAATAACACGTCCTCCAATATAAAAACTTGCAACAGGAAATGCATCTTGTAATCTAAGTAAAGTATGAATCATCCACTTCTCAAGTTCATCCAGTTTTGATTCAACTGATTTACAATAAAATCTAGGATGTTTTTTATCAAATATATCTAAGTATTCATATAAGGAATTTTCTGAATTACTTGATAAATATGGTTCCAATTCTTTTAACTTTTCAGGAGTTAAATCTTCTGGTTTCATGCCACCTAAAAATTTTTGAATCACCCCATCTTTAAAATCTGTATCTTCAACATTAGTACCATATTCCCCACTAATGTTTGCAGGAAGCTTTACTTTATGCATAGCACCCACTTCGGCAACCATACCTTTATTTACCGCCTTTTGAGCGTAATAATCATCCAATATTTTCATTACAGCCTCCTGATTATTCATCTGTGAACGAGACAATTGCCTTGGATTATTTTCATACCAATATTTGGCAAGTAATGGTGCCATATCAAGTATTGTATTACCCTCCCTATCAGTTCCATGTGGACTTGCTCCATTTTGTAATAACAATTCTACAATATCTGCATTCCGTACGAATATAGCCAATTGTAATGGTGTAAGAATTGTATTATCTCCAATAAAATTAACATTTACTCCGTTTTTTATTAATAGAAGCACTATTTCATAACGACCCCTTGTTATAGCTTGGAATAATGCGGTGCGTTTAATAGGTACTACAATATTTGGGTCCGCACCATATTTTAATAATATTTTTACAATATGATACCATCCCTCCTCTACTGCAAGAATCAGAGGCGTTGTATTCCATTCGTCAATATAATCCGGATTTGCACCTGCATCTAATGATTCTTTGATATCATTATATAAAGAATAATTGCTAATTCCAAGTCTTTGCATTCTTGAATTTACAATGTTAACTAACTCTTCATCTTCTGATTCACTCGGAGAATCTAATATTTGTGGTTCTCTAAAATGTATACTTTTATAGTAATATAAACGTTCCATCATCTTTTTACCAAGTCTTTCTTGTTTCTTTTGTTGAAGTTGTCTCTCAATATTTTTAAAATATCTGTTATGTTGAAATGCACTCCTAATAGAATTTGCAGAATGCTGGCTACTATCAATATCTTCTAATTCCTCCAGACTATTTGTACCACCAATATGTTTTTTGTATTCTTCTTTATTTCCACCAGATTGATTATCAGAAGAAGAAGCAGAATCAGAAGAAGCAGAATCACCTTCTACCAACCTTTCTTCTTGGGCTCTTAATACAATATCTATTAATCGCTCAACCTCTATATTTACTTCACGGTGTATTGTACGTAGCCTTTCTGGAAGAGATTCTACTTCGTTTCTTTGTTCAAGTTCTTCTCTTTGCTGTGCTGTCACTGGAATCTCACTTACAATCATATTTTGCGCTCTTTCAGATAATCTTTGATATAAGTCACGAATTTCTCTTAATATATGTAAAGGCATTCGTTCTAGATTTTCTCTGCTCAACAATGGAAAAGCTGGTTCAGATTCCCAATCTTCGCCAAAAATTCTTAAAACAGTTGTTAACATTAGTCGTCTTCGTATTTCCTCATTCTCGCTTTCACTTTCTGAATCACTTTCACTGTCTGAATCACTTTCACTGTCTGAATTCCTTTCATTGTCTGAATCAAAGGATGCAGCCGCAGCATTCGATGCATCAGACGCCAAATGAGCAGATTCGAGCCTATTTCTTAGATTAGATATTTGTAATACATTATGTATATTTACAGCTATATAGTGTAAATTCTCAGCATTACTTGAATCTATTTGAAATCGAGTTATGTTAATTAAATGAGTTTGGAGTTCTTCTTCATTGAATTCTGAAGTATTAGTACTTTCTAAAGAAACTAATGCGGCATTGGCAGCTAATAAACGCTCTTTTGTTTTGCGTATTACAATTTCAGAAAGATCAAATGCTGTTTCATTATTTTGATTTGCTATGGAAACATCAGCAGCATTTTCAATTAATTGGCTAACACATCGACGACAATTGACTCTTACAGCACAATGCAATGGAGTATCTCCGCGAAAATCTATTGCGTTTATATTTGCCTTGACTGTTATTGTTTCTTCCGGATTAAATGGATCATATATTACCCCAGCATTCAACAAAATCGCTATATTATCTTCTTTAGCACTTAAAGCTGCATAATGTAATGGAGTTCTATTATCATTAGTTACAACATCAATATTGTCTTTATAATAACTCAAAAGCAATTTAAGGACTTCTTTAGAACCCGAATTGGCTGCAAGATGTAATGGTGTCTCGCCATCTTCATCTTTTACATTAACTTTTACATCATTATTCAATAATAGTTGAAGTATACTTGTATGCTCTTCAATCGCAGCATAATGAATTGGAGTACTTCCATCTTTAGTGGGTGTATTAATATCTGCACCATTATCAATTAATGATTTACAAAAATCCAAATTTCCAGCTTTTATTGCATAAAGTATAGGGGTTTCACCATCATCATTCTGTTTATTAATATCTGCTCCTTTACTTAAAAAAGCTGTAAACAAATCACTATATCCAGCCATAATACATGTATGTAATATGGTATCGCCTTCAGAGGTTAATGAATTATCTAAGTTATTATTCGCAGAATTCAAAATTAAAGCAGATTCATAAGCCTTATTGATTAATGCGGTATGTAGTGGTGTTAAACCGTTAACATCCTGATCATTAATATCTGCATTATTTTCTATGAAAAGTGATACCATTTCTGGTTTATTTGAAAAACTTGAAATATGTAATGGCGTTACACCAAAATTATTTCTCAAATTAAAAATTTTCATTAAATCATATTCTTCTTCTTCAATCAGAATTGTGTTTTTTTCTTTTATATAATCTATAAAAAAATTTGCTATTTTTAAGTTATTTGTTGAAGAAAACATGTGAAAAAAGGTATCACCCTCACCATCAATATAAAATTTGGCACCGTTATCTACCAAAAATTTAGCATAATCTACCCTATCCGTATGTGTTCCACATACAATGTGTAAAGGTGTTATGTCAGTTCGTATTTTATAATTTACATTTGCACCATTATCTACAAGATATTGTAGATAATCTATTGGTTTATTACTACGAATTGCTAAATTAATTTCCATATGTATATCTGATATACATATCCTTCTATCTCTACAATATGGACAACCGCGTTGTCCATAAAGACCTGGTACTTCTCCCTCGTCACACCACCGATTTATACAATGGGCGTGATATCTTTGTTTACATTGTACACATTTTTCTATTTCTTCTTCTGTTGATTCTGAAAAATCTTCTCCACAAATTAAACAATAATTATCAGCATCCTCCTCGGTCATCTTATAATAAGATTTTATAATAAAATTTTATATTAAGACTAAGATATCAATAAACCAATTATGAAGTTATGTGGATTCATTAAATGTATATTTTCCCTATTCTCCCTTAAAAGAAAAACGCCTAAAAAAGTTGTGGTTGTTTTTCCTGGATTCGGTTTGTATCCAAAAGATTATGAAGAAATTTTACCAAAAAATGTACATAAAATCTACTTAAATATTTGGACAGATAATGAACTACAAACTGTATTGGATGGTATTCGACTTAAGACGATTGGTTTGCCTGGAACAGCTAGTTATGAAGAATGGTTCACTAAATTAGTTAATCAGTCTAAGGAAAAAATAGTGTCAGAAATGAAAAAATATGGTTATACATTGCCAAAAACAATATATTTTGGTCACTCGATTGGAACAGAAATCGCACAAAGATTATTGGAACATGCTGATGGAATTATAACGTATGGTGGTATTGTAAAAGGCGATTGTCTTGTTAAAACTAAAAATTTGCTCGGCACAGATGACAAAATAGCAACTAAATTTTATGAATCATGGCCAAAGAATGCATTTCCTATAGAAAAAGCAAATCATTTTAGTTGTGTATCAGAAGTAAGTAAGAGACGTTCTATTAAGTGGAGGAAAGATTTAGGTATTCCAGCTATATATGAAACACAGCATAGTGACGATAAAAGATATATTATCAAAAGAGAAATTGAATGGTTTGTTTCCGGTTTTGTATAGTTATCAAAAAAATGATAACAATTTGTTATTAATCTAATAAGTACAATTTCAAAATGCATCCTATACAACTATGTTCAGTATATGTATTCGATTCAGCATTAGGACATGATGTAATGAATCTTATAAGAGGATTTCTTATAAATCCATTGGCTGAAATTAAATTGAAAGGTACTATTTCTCGCGTCAAAATGCTTGCAAATTTCCATAAACAACAACTTGGACTTAATTGGTGGGAAACAGAAGGCACCTCATGGAGTCATTTACATAATATTATCTGGAAATACCAGGTTGTCGACAGAGAATACATGATTAAACAACTAAATAAGTGTACTTGTTCTTATTGTTCAAAACATAAAGAACCTTATGAAGTGAGCGAAGCCTTTTCTTGGGAAAAGGCTTCTGGAATAAGATTCGCAGAAAATGGAGATATGTATGATACATTCAATGATGACAAAAAATTACCAAAAACATATTCTAATTTGAAAAAATGCTTTTCTTGGGCAAAAATCTCCAAAAATGGTTCTAATTGTCCATGTAGATACTTTTCAAGTTCACTCGCTCTGTCAATAGAACATTCTAAAGAGGGAGAGCCAAATTCTGAACGCCCACCGATCTACTACACGAACCCAGACAGTCGCGCTATATACGATTCGACAGGGTACAAAATATCTTACTGGGATATGGTTGGAGATCCAATTACAGGCAAATGGAATAATGGTTTTAAACAAGATCAATATGACAATGAGGAACTATATTTCTATCTAAGTAAAGTAGAAATGGATAGAAAGTTCTGTAGAAAATATGGAAGAGAACGCGAATGGTTTGACAATAATGGTTGGATCGACTACGACGACGACCGTGGAATTCCACAAGGTGTTGTTCCTCTCGGAGAAGAATTTGCTGTAATTAAGTCCGAACCCAGTGATTGGGTAAGTTATACTGACTTAGATTACATTCATTCCATCGGAAAAGGAAAATACTATTACAACAAGAAGACGGGTGAAACAACTACAAAACGTCCAGAAGGATTAAGTATAGAGGACAGCTATTGGTATCGCTCTATACGCAAAAGTTATGCAGGAATCCAAAGAATCAATGTGGATGAAGATTCCGAAGAATCTGAAAGTGATGATGAATCATTTGATAACGATAACTATTATAGCATATTGAGAAAACGACAAAGACGATAAAAATCAATAGAGTTTTTGAGAACTATTTGCTTAACAAAAATGTTCTATAATGTACTTATGCAAATCAAATTTGATGATATATTGCTTGAAAAAGACAATACTTTACATATTAATGTTATCAATTTGTTGGAATTTAGAAAATGTCAGATTGTACCCGATAAAAGCTTGATTGATTTAATACAATTGAAAGTAAAAGACAAGAACATATTAGATATTGATGTTGGTAAAAGATTGACAATCTCTATGCTTGAAAAAGGGTTATTTTTTATAAAGAATTTAGCAACAATGCTTTATAGTTTAGAAGAATTGAATATAATATCTTGTAAACTTCGAAATGTTCCCGGTACTTTTGAAACAATGCTTACTTTTTTAAAACCATTACTTTCAAAACACGCATTATCTGTTTTAGAAATCGAGAAAAAGTAATTATCCTCGATTTGGCATGTCATTATAAATTTTATTTATAACCTCGCGTACAACAGCTTCTCTCTGAATATCCTTATTCTCAAGGGTTATTAGTTTGATATGATTCAATTCATTTGAAGAGTTTTTAATACGATTGACTAAATCAGCAAGTCCATTTGATTTCATCTTTCTATCACACTGAGTCGGATCTCCAATAATTATCAATTTTGAGCCTTTTCCTATTCTTGTCATAAGCATTACCATTTGTTCAATTGATGCATTTTGCATTTCATCAGCAATTATAAATTTATCTTCAAAAGTCCTTCCTCTCATATACGCAAGAGGCACAATCTGTATTAATTCCTTTTTAATCATAGATTCAACATAAGAATTTGACAATATTTTTTCAAAATTATCGTATAAAGGTTGTGTAAATGGTTTCATTTTATCGTCTAAATCTCCAGGTAAAAAACCAATATCTTCATCAGCACAAACGGCTGGTCGAGTAATAATGATTCTATCGATATCTTGACATAATAAAGAACGAACACCTTCTTGACAGGAAATCAAAGTTTTACCAGTTCCAGCAGACCCTTGACATACAATAATTTGTGTATTCGATGAACGTATAGAATCAAGAAAAAGTCCTTGATTCTTAGTTTTAGGACTACAATATCTAGGATTTGGAATATTCAATTGATATTGCTCAGATTCTTCAGAATCGGATGAAATACTCAAAAGTCTTCGTCTTCTTAGATTTTTCTCTTTTCCTCTACGCTTTCCCATGACTGAGCTCAACTTATTAAATTCAAATCTCAAATGTAAATTCACAGGTTATTAAATTCAAAATAAAAATGATATAACATTTTAGTATGAAATCAGAACTAAGTGATATGTTTACTAATCTTGAAACAAGCGAGAATGGCAAAACATTGCAGTTTAAAATTAACGATTTATCAACATCCGTAGTAAATGGTCTTCGAAGAACAATTCTTAATGATATACTCAATATAGGTTTTGGCTATGAGCCGGAAAAAACAATCAAAATCAACAAAAATACCACCGCTTTACACGACGAGTTTTTGGCGCATCGAATTTCTCTCCTACCGGTTATGTTAAAAAACTGGGCCGAGGCTCCAGGTCAATGTGAAATTGATGACTATATATTTCGATTGAAAGTTAGTCAAAAATCCCAAGAATCTAAAAATGGTCATGTAACAACTGATGATTTCAAAGTGTATCATATCGTTGATGGAAAGGAAAATGAAATTCTAAACGACTGTTTTCCTAAAGAGTATAAATATAAGAATGCGATTCTTATTACACGATTCCCACATCGCGATTCAATATCACAAGAATTAGATATTGAATGTAAGTTGACTAAAGGCACTCATGCAAAACACGCATGCTTCTCTCCAACAGTAATATGTGTAGCATACGAAAATGAGGATAAAAGTCATAACTTTATCGTTGAGTCTATGGGAATTTGGCAGCCAAATAGGTTGGTATCAAAGGGATTTGATAATTTGTTATACAAGTGTAATCATATTATTACAGTTCTAAGAAATGGTGAAGGTTCAAAGTATGATGGAAACTATATGGCAATTGATTATACTCTAAAGAATGAATCACATACAATGGGTAATATGATTCAAGAATGGGTCTATAATCACGAATTCGGAAAAGATAGTAAGGGTAAGAATATAACTCACATTAGTTATCACGAGCCTCATCCTTTAGAAAATTCTATTATTATTAGAGTTGTTCTAAAAGAATCAAAGAAAAAGCCAATTACAGATTTTGATGAATACAAGGATAAGGCTACAAACCTGTTAGTAAACTATGTATATAGTCTAAAAGAACATTTGGAAGAATGTAGCCAAAATTGGTTAGATTTAAAGCATCCTGAAAAAATTACTTTGTTAGAATAGTTAATGTATAAGTTATTAACTATATTAACACTTTCAATAGTCATTCTTTTAGTATATACGTATTACTCTAACTTTAAGGAATCGTTTATGCAGAAGAAGGATAGTCTTTTTTTAGATATAACCAAAAATTGGAAAGAAAATTTTGAGAAAAAATACTATAATGGAAAAAGTATAGATAATTTTAACGATAAATATAATGCCAATAAATTAGTCGAAAGTCTGAATATAAAAGTCCCAGAAATATATTTTATGGGAAAATATAATACAATTGATAGACAATTACTGTATAATACCAACTATGTAATAAAGCCGAAATCCGGTCATAGTAGTAAAAATGTATTCTTAGTGAAAAATGGCATCGACCAATTCACAAATAAACAAGTAAATATTGAAACATTTGAAAAGCAATTTGGAAATTGGAACGAAGAAATTATTGTTGAAGAAATTCTAACCAATTTTGATGGTAAAACTGTCCTTGACGATTATAAATGTTATATTTTTAACGGAGAAGTCAAATTTATATTACATAAATGTTTTGAAAACGGAATTTATACAAAAAACTGGTACAATCGAAATTGGGAGCCTGTAATTCCTTTGAAAATTGTTGATAAACAAGGAAATTTTACTGAAAAACCACCATATTTCAAAGAAATGATACATGATGTTGAAAAAATAGGAAACGCTGTTTTTGCCGATTGTTTTGTGAGAATTGATTTTTATATTACTAATGAAGGTCCAGTATTTGGAGAAATTACGCCAAATCCAGCAAACGGGTATGGTTATACTGACTATGGTTTAAAAATTCTTGACCAATTGTGTATTGAATATGGTTTAGCTTAATTGTATTTATCAACTAAAGCTGCCAAATGTGATGGTAAATGATTATTTATGTAGGCAAGATTGAAAGTATTTTTTGTGATATGTTTAGTTGATGTTAAACCTAATTCATTTTGATAAGGTATTACATATAAAGGGTCGTCTTCTTCAAAGAGAGGGCTGTATCTGTCGCAATTGGTCATTTGTAAAATATTGAAACAACCTACTATTGGATCTCGTGAATCATTAAAAACATAAACATCGAGATTTGGTAAAGCATCAATTAAATCTGTAATACGATTTGAATACACTTTTAGCAGTGCATAAACGTATACTTTGAATTGAATATTAGGATACTTGCCTGCGTATAAAATTCCTTTAACTAACGCTTTGGGTGATCCACTTGAATAGCCCGTAAATAAGCATTCTGTTTCGTTCACAATATATTGTGTTAATATTGTATCTTCTGTAGCGTCTAAGCAGTTATCATCGTCATCATGAGTTATAAAAGGGATAAAACTTCTGATGAAAAATACATCTTTAATAACATCTCCATTTGCATCTAACAATCCAGAAAGACCAGGGAATTTTGTCAAATCCGTTGTATAGCTCGAAAAAACAGTTCTCAATTCTGCTGTTAGTGAATCAGAAGAGGACACGCCCGGGAAGGCGACGATTAAATGATCATAATTTTTAGCCTTTAAAACTGTTATTTCCGAATGATAATGTGCATCTTTGCAATTCGATTTTAAATAAGGTCCGAAATATAGTAATTCTTCTACATAGCGTGAGTTTCTAACAATAGTCTCATTTTCTTGAGATAACCTTGCAATTTGAATACCAAGCAAATATAAGTTATTGTTGACTATTTCGACCGTTTTGTTTGGAAATAAATCGTACACATTATTGATATTTATTAACTTTCTAAGTTCGTAAATGTTGTGTAAAATATCAAAATTTAAGTTCATTTTAGACAAATACGCTAAAGATATCAAATATTGAATATGCAACAATATTGACCCAGAACTGTTAAAAAATGAGTACACATAAGGAATTCCACTAAATTGGCGAATCACTACATTAGTATTTGAATTAGTGGTCATTAAATAAGAAAATATAAAAAGTGTGCTTTATTAAACATACTTTAATACTTAATATAGTATAGCAACTATGTCATTATTCAAAAAAAACACAGTAGTTGAAAATGATTACAAACAAAAATATACTCTTGAAGAAAGGCTGGTAGAATCAAATAGAATTTTGACTAAACATGTTGACAGAATCCCTGTTATTCTATCTAAATTGAGTGGCGCAAATATTCCAGAAATTGAAAAACGCAGATACTTAATACCTAGTCAGTATAATGTTGCCCAATTGATTCATATTATTAGGACACGATTGAATATATCAGAAGAAAAAGGCATCTTTATTTTTGTAAATGGAACTATAGTTCCAAGACCAAATGAAAAAATGTTTGAATTATA